GCAGAATAAAAGCTCAGCGTTCTATGGCATCAGCTATACAAACAGACGCACCAGGATCCCCACCGTTCAATGGGGAGCTAATTCCCAGGTTGGCAACTGGGCTCCACACTTCCCGACCCGCGGGGGAAGGTGGGCAGCAAACTGCTACCGCGAAGATCAATCAGAGTCCTTGGAGACATCCAAGCGGCAAAGATTTTCTGAAACGCGACAAGGTGTGTCCTCGTGGCACTCCTTATCGGAATCCCGAGCGTTGCCCTTGCAAGGGCCGCATCACCATCGAGCGGGACCAGGAGGATTGTAGGTGCGGAGGCACAAAAGTTAAATGTACCTGCCAGAAGTGCGGGCGGGTTCAACGTAATCATCACTCCGCCCATGCTGGTTGCCCAGTTATGAACCAGTATCGGAAGCTACGGTTTGGTGCCCATAAGCTAGACCGCTACACTTACCTACATCGTGACAACGGCCTGGAGTATTGCATTTCAGGCATTGAGTTGCGAAATGGGTTGGTTTGTCCAACCCACCTGTTGGAGGGCGTGCACAAGGGAGAAGTGGAATGTGCATGTGGCGGGAAGGCCATACTGGTTAAATGCCCAAAATGTCCAGATGACAATTTACAACACTACGTCAAGGACATGAACATGTTTGTTAGGGAATTTGCCAAAAACGCCCAAAGTTTCGGATTTGAAGTTGAGCATTCCACCGAGGACCCAACAGCAGTTGTGGTCAAGAAGGGTGGACGATCGGTGGCCATTGATGATCAGTGGGGCCACTGGATAAAGGTGTTGGATGAGCCGGTGGTCAAAGAGAAGAAGTTACCGGTAGCCACGGTAGCAGCAGTGTTTGAGCAGCGCACCAAAGTGGCTGACGAGTGGGGGTTAAGCAGCACCACTAGACCCAGAAGGGAGGTGGTTGCCCCCGTGTTGCCTCCAAAACAGCCAACAGAGGTTGAGTTGTTGAAGGACCGCGTCAGCGGCCTGGAGGCCACGGTTGAACGACTCTTGGGAGTGATTGCCAAAATTGAGTCGGGAAACTACTCAAGAACTCCACCGGAAAGACATTTGCCGCAGCAATTGCCGACGGTGGAGCCAATGCCTGTGTGGGAGTGGGCTGGCCGGAAATTGCAGTTCCGGAACAAAAAGAGCCCAAGCGAAGACGTAAACTGGCGGAGCATGGCACCATTGATCAACCCAGATTGCTCCGAGCCCGACCAAAACGACAACGAGAACGGGCCGATTCCAGTGACGACCATTATCATCGACCGATCGCCTATCCCGCAGGAGAAGACGATCCTAACTGGAGCGCCGGAGAATATGACGGATGGTCAACCGAGTGCTCCAGCAACTGAGCCCCTCGACTGGCTCACTGAGTGGACCAATTGGGTAGCTGCCCAAACAGGACCACCCAGTGCACCACCACCACCACCACCCGAGCCAGGAATGCCAACGATCCTGGCCACTATTGTTAAAGGGTGGAAAGGAAAGCCAGCAACACGAAGTGGCGAGCAGTCACCGATCGGAAGGGAGGCGCTGATGATGGAAATTCGCAAACATAAGAGGGAATGGAAATGGAACGCGGAGAAACTAGAGTGTTTTTGGCGGATGGCTAAGATACACTCAGGGAGGTACAGCTCGCATAGAGACGGTACGCAGTATCATTGGAGGTGTTGCACAATTAACCATGAGTCACCTGAGTGGCTACGGTTGAGGTGCCCAAGTATTGCTCGGCAGCGTCAGAAGGTGATAAACCAGCACCTAGGTGTTCATCCAGATGACGGCGACTGCCCAAACTGTCCACTAACGTATGCTGAATTACTTCTCTATGGACTGGGCTGGAACAGTGGAGGAGCAGCCACTGGACTCGGAGCGACCAATGGGAGTGGGACGGATGGCGGTACTTTAGGTGACTCGGCCTCTGCCGGAGCCTCAAGCTACCCCACAGTGCTGGGTAAAGGACAGTTGGGAGGTGCAAACTTTAACCTTAAAGGAGTGCCGAAGCCCGCAGTTGACAACGTCGTCACACTGTACAATACCCCTGACCCATTGGATTTAACTGGGAGCCCGGAACGTGAGTTAACCGCGGAAGATAAAGAGCTGTTAGCCAAACCTCGATTGACGGACAAGACTGAGTGGCTGAATGGATACGATGTCGAGTTCCAGCAGGAGCTGTTAGGTTGGAAGAAACCATTTAGGAAGATCTGGTACTGGGTTCAGAATGGGGAGCAGAACAAGGTGGAATTTATTCGCGACCTTGTTTACCATCTCAAAGCAAAAGCGTTGTTCATGCCCAGGGACCAGAAGCTGAGACAAGCACTATCCAAAATGGCCCAGACCTATATTGAACGGCACCGAGCATTCGAGAAAACAGCTACCGAAGTATATCACCTGATGATGGGAAGCGTCAATGTGGCACTAGTTTTTGATCCAACCGAAGTTGAAGCAGAGAAATTCATGGCTGGCATGAATAAATCCAACATAATGAAAACGAACAGAAGCTTCGGGTATGGATCCATGGAGAGACCGCGCTTCCTTGGTTTGTTCAAGACCAAGGAGGCACTCGGTGGTGATTGTTAGGACCGCGAGGGGGAGGGCCGTAAAACCTGTGAGGCAGACCAACCACTAAAACCTCTAGGTAAGAGAGTGTTAAAATTTACGGCGCCACCCATCCCTTCTCGCTGCGAACAACCATCGAGGGTGGCATATGTCCTTGACCCAGGGGCGCTCTTAACGTGTGGTGTTGAGGCCCCTATCAAGGCTGTGCACGAGCCATGCATACACAACGAACTAGCAGCAGCTAGGAATCGCGTTTGTGCCGAACACGACGAGATTGACGATGCTTGTCTCGAGCAGGAGGACAAGCTACACACTGGGTGTTGCTTCTCGAGGCGAGCGGGTAGGAAGAAGTGCCCACTAACTAGAGAAGCGTGTGCTGCCATGGAGAGGATGCATAAAAGATACCTCCATAATAAGAAAGAGATCCCACAGTTGACACCAGCCCACCCGGTCGACATAGTGGCAGGCTACATGGGTACGAAGAAGAACACCATGAACCTCGCGTACCACAGTTTGTTGGTGCACGATCTCAATAGAGCTGACAGCAAAGGCAGCATGTTCGTCAAGGTGGAACATGTCGAGTACGACAAAGGCCTGGGTGGGGCATACATCAATTACCACCCGGAGTCACATGACTACCGAAGGACCACAAATAAGGACCCACGCGGAATACAATTCCGCAGTAGGCGCTATGTAGCAGCATTGGCGTGCTTCCTCAAACCATTTGAGGAGGCCTGGTACCATAAGCCAGGTAATGGTCCAACCCGAACAAGACAAGTTGCTAAAGGATTGAACCCGCGGCAGCGGGCTATGCTACTGAGGAAAAAGGCAGCAGCCTTCCGGGATCCAGTCTACTTACTGCTCGATCACAGCAGGTTCGACAGTTTTGTTTATGAGTGGCTGTTAAAACATGAACACAAACATTATCTACACGCTTACCGGGGCAACCCAGAAGCGTTAAAGATCTTGAAACAGCTACTCAAACAACAAATAATAAACAGGCTACGATCCAGGCACGGTGTTAAATATAAGCTTAGAGGAACCAGGCTTAGCGGGGACTTTAACACAGGACTCGGAAACACCGTGATTAATGAGGAGATGTTTGAGTCTATACTCGCCGATTGGGGCATCGAACTGTTTGAGCTATTACTTGATGGTGATGACAGTGTGATAATAATTGAGCGAGAAGATTTACACAAGGTTGACATGAGCCTGTTCAAGTATTACCACATGAAAACAAAGCTTAATGTGGTGGACAGATTCGAGGACGTGGAATTCTGCCAGTGTAAACCGGTTGAAGTTGAACCGGGGCAATGGACTATGGCAAGGAACCCAGTCAGGTTCTTGCAGCACTTTACAACCCAGCGCAATGACAACGGACCTGAGAAATGGTCCACCGTAGCGGGTTATGCGTTGTGCGAGTTTGTTGCCAACAATGGGGTGCCAGTATTAAGCGTCCTTTGCGCTGAGGTGTATAAGCATCTCGAGAAGCGCCAGATCAATTTCAAACACTCCGGACTCAGTAAGCAGATGTTAAGGCCATTACAATATGAGCACCGCATCATCTCGATCACACCCGAAGCTAGGGCGAGCTTCGCTAAGGCTTGGGGCATTGAAGTGCCACAGCAAATAGCGTTAGAAACCATGTTCAAGAATGACATGGCAAATGTTCTAATGGGGAATACGCAACACAGGCAAGTGAAGATTAAGCCTGATAAGCCCATAACCAGGGAGCTTTGTACACTGTCATTCATTGACCTTAGCTATAAGGAAGCACCAACCAAAGTGGATAGGGTCAGTGAGCACGTGGCGAAGTGGAGGAGTGAGTTACTCAAGATTGCCAAACAAATATGAAAAGACAAAAATCCATAATAGTCACCAAAAAGCAATCGGGTCAACAAGCAACATCAGTTGCAGACCTATTAAGGACAACAGTGTTGGATATTACAGGCACCAACACTAAGACCGTGGACGCCAATTCTCCGGTGATCGTGACCAACCGATCAGCGGCTCATCCAGAATGGGGCCCACATGTACCTGTGTTGGTAGAACTGAGCAGCAGTGGCGGTGGCGGGGATGAGATTGCGCTACTAACAAGAATAGCTGACTCTAATGACCAAGTAGTCACCAAGCTCGATGGGATTGCCACCCGACTTGACGGCATCAGTATAATACTGGCTGACGTGGTACTCGAACTGCGCAAAGTCAGCACTAATACTTCGGTGACAGCGGGCAACACTAACGACACCAGCGTTAGTACCTCACAAGCTGTGCCCCTCCTGCAACAGATAGTGGCGAACACTGCTGATCAGGACTCTGACTTGGGTCAACTGGTGAACAACACCAACAGAACGGCTAATGCGCTAGAGCGATCAGCTGCAGGCACCGCTCCGTTGTGGACTAATAGGGACCTAGTAAAGGTGAGCCTTTGGGAACCATCTGGTCTCACGAGCCAGATACCCTTGGCCCCACCCATCGTAGCCGTCAACCCATTGTTTGTTCAGCCAACAGGGCCTGACGGCGCACCAGGGCAGTATCCGAAATTGGCTGCAATGGGAACCTCCAACGTGTGGGAAGTAGGGGTGGACAACCGGAAGGTGGTTAGCCCCGGCACTTCTATCATGCGATGTGGGCCAGCCCAAATTCAGCCACTTCCACCATTAACGGATTCTACTGTGCCCACCCCGGTGTTTGATGTTCTAAGGCCCATACGTGGAAGTAAGAACGCCATGTATAATGACACCAATAACCGGCTTCCGCTTTATACGCACAATCTAGCGATCGCAGCCGGCGGGGAGGACTCTGACGAAGACTCCTTTGATGTTTGTCCGTCTCCGGATGACGTTAAAAGCGGCGCATACCAAAAATTATGACTAGACGCACTAAAAGTAGAGCAAAGAAAGCAAAAGGGGCAACTGGACCCAAAGGGCCCGCCCCAGAGGTTGTTATCGTTGAAGGGCCAAAGTCCCAGAGATCAACAATCCGACGAGAACGGCGACTGTATGAAAATTTCAGACGCGTACGTGGCAAAGCGCCGATGGGCGAAGCGAACCAAGCGTTCGGCCGCGAGAAGCGTGCTGAGATACGTAGCCTTGGAACCCATCTTAGCCCTGCTGGCCTAGATTGGGTACGTGTGGCGACCAACCCTTGCGACACATCCGTGGGTGTGGTAAGTTATCCAGACTTGACCACCGGCAATGTGCTAACCCCACATGAGCGGGAAAAAGTGGATATCCGCCCTGATTTGACACCAATTCCAGGATGCGTGTTACCCACCCCGACTAGCCGAATAAATCCAGATTTAAACTGGAATTTGCTACTATTTACTGACCCGACGACGCTCACCACCTGGTACCTGGTGTACCAAGGTGCCATAGGCAATCCAACCTATGCAGCATGGTTTAAGTTGAGCATCCGGATCCGGCCCCATATCCAAGCAGATATGATGGCATCCCGAGTGGTAGCGTTTGGGAGCACGATGGACTATACAGGTCCAACCTTGGCTGACCAGGGACAGCAAGTGTGCGCCCAATTAAAACCCAATTGGATGAAGACGTTAACAATCGCCCACGACGCGGAGGATGCTGAGGAGACAGTGATGGCCTGGTCTCTCAATGATGCTGACGCCGCGGCTCCAAACCCACAAACTCTTTTCGATTTCGTTCGCGAATTGATGGAGGCCGACAGACAGGCTGTCGCTGGCCATGCAAAAGTGGGTGGCTACTTCATACATAAGAAGAACGAGCCAACTCTACTATTCAAGAAGCACGAATACCACCCAATGGAATGGGGCGCAACTCCAAACAAGGATGCGTTGTGGTACGTGAACCCCTTTCAAACTATTTACCAGGGCACCACCCTGGACAACCTTACGGCAGACAATACCCAAATGGGATATTGTTCACCATATGCCTGGAACACATCAGTGTACTGGGCCGAGGGCTTGTCGATTCAAGCATCGTACGCCCTCAAGATCTATTGCTACATGGAGGGGCAAATCACACCCTCCAGTGCATTTAGATATTATGGTGAGCCGTCCCCCGATTCTGACAGGAATGCGGAGGAGGTGTACCAGGCCATTGCCACCCACATGCCCAGTGCCTATCCAAGTGCAGCGAATGCCTTTGGTTGGCTGAAGAGGGCGTTTGATTGGGTTGGTGGTGCAGTGAAGAAAGGAGTAGGGTTTTTGAAACCCTTTAAGCCCGTCTTGGACGCGGTTATACCTGGAGCGGGACAAGTAGTGGACTATGCGGGGAACATAGCAGACACAGTGTGGCAACCTAAAGCCAATGTGTATAGATCTCAAGTGATGCCCTCCGACCGCAGAACGAGGGAGATCTTCCATATGTAGTGATAGGATAACAGGGCAGTCTAATGGGCCTGACGCACCCACCCTGACGAGTCCGGCGCCAGTGGCGTCGTTAAAAATCCGGGAAACCGGTGGGGAAAACAC